TAAGGTTGGCGGCAATCCTATGCAGCTTATCTCTTATTGCTCTGTCCCCGCTGTTCTAGGTGCTGCCGCAAACCCTCGCACTATTCGTTATAATCTTGCCGGACTTAACACCTTCATTCTTGAATCGCAAATATGTGATTTGACTATTCGCTTACAAAATTCGGTGAATAATACCGAATATGCAGTTGCCACTAGTAATACCCTTCTTTGTTTTGATATTTGGAAATGTGTCGTTTAACCAAATTTATTATGTTTAAGCAATATATATGGATGCCATCATTGCAACAGTTAAAGATAATAGACCGCATCTATCTTCTGGGAGTATTAAGACGTATAAGAGCGTCCTTAAAAGCGTATATAATAAATGTTATAGCGACAATGATTATGATTATGATAAATTTAATGACTCGTCCAAAATGCTAGACCACATGAAGGAAATTCCATTCAACAAGCGAAAAACAGTTCTAGCCGCACTTTCTGTTCTCACTGGTAATCCTGACTATACCAAGGTCATGATGAATGATATTCACGAATATAATGCAGAGCAGTTGAAGCAAGAGAAAACACCCGCACAAGAAGAAGGCATGATTGAACCATCCGAAGTAGAACTCATTTTTAATGACCTAGAGACAAACGCCAAACACATCCTCAAAAAGTCAAACCTATCCCAGGCGGATTTAAACGAGGTTATGAAATGGGTTATACTGGCATTAACCGGCGGCATATTCCAAGCGCCCAGGCGTTCGGTGGACTTCGGAAATATGAAATGGCGTAATATTGATAAAACAAAAGACAACTATGTGGACATCAAGGCTGGGAAATTTGTATTCCAGAATTATAAGACTGCTAAGTCATACGGCACACAAGAAACAGACATTTCAAAACCTATTAAGGTTATTCTGAACAAGTGGTTCAAAGTAATACCAGACGGATGCGACTATGTGCTGTTTGATGGTAAAATGAAAGAACTCACTTCTCCGCAAATGACCCATCGCCTTAATCAAATATTTGGTAAGAAAATTAGCACTAGTATGCTCAGGCATATTTACTTGACCAAGCAGTTTGGTGGCATTGATTTGGAAGAGTTAAAAAAGACCGCAACTGCAATGGGGAACTCATCTATGCAAGCATTGCTTTATGTTAAGAAATAAGGGGACTATGCCCCCTATGTTAGATTTGTTAGATTGATTGAATTTAACAAATATAATATATATAATCATTATATGAGTATAATAGAGATTGATGCACACCTCAAGAAGATGCCACCTATTAAAGAGTCTATGAACATATTTCTGGAAGGTATAAATCGCAACCTCCCATGCCGGAATGGATTCGTCTGGGCAATTTCCGGTTCGGGTGGCTCGGGCAAATCAAGCATGCTTTTGAACTTTTTTAAGTCTCCCGATTACTACCGGGGCAAGTTTGACAACGTATACGTATTCACTCCACTTACCTCTTTCTTGTCTGTACACAAGCATCCTTTTGAAAAGCACGATAAAGTGTTCCATGATATTGACGAGGAGATTCTGGAAGACATAGAGACCGAACTTCTATCAATTAAAGAGGAATGTTTGGATATGGACTGTGCCATGGAGAACTCCCTTATTATCATAGATGACATGGGTGGGTCTCTTAAAGATAAACACTTAGTTAAGGCGCTTAACAAAATGATATTGAAGACACGCCATATCAGTTGCTCATGGGTATTCACCCTACAATCTTATTTCATGCTCCCGAAAATACTGCGCAAACAGATGAATTATATAACGGTATTCAAGCCAAAGAATACAGAAGAGTGGGCAAGTGTTGCAAAGGAAGTATTTCAGATTGCAAAAGACAAGCAACAAGAACTATACGACTACTGCTTCTCTGAACCATATCAGCATTTGGATATTGACTTATTTAGTGGCCGCATGTATAAGAATTTTAATGAACTGCAATTAAAATAAATATCTCTGTAATAGTATATGCCAGCGTCAAAAGCAGAGAAGAAGAAGAAAAAGAAGAAACCACTAACCAATGCGGAAATATTAAAACTCATTAAAAAACTCAAACCAAAGAACCAGCAGATTGTCAGAGTAAATATTGGGGACAAAGGCACAAAGAGTGGCGCATCCGGTGGCGCCGCTCCCCCTATCCGCCCATACGCGCAACAAGGCGGCGTTGTATTCACGAGTGCATACTCTCCTCCTACTCCTTCTCCTCCGCCCCCTGTTCCAATTACACTACCTGCCCCAGCTCCAACACAAGTTGCACGTGTTCCATCGGCGCCACTTCCTCCTGCGCCACTGAGAGCACTGCCTACATTTGACGCACCAAGAAAGGTTCTTCCCCAACCACCACAAAGGTTTATTCAAGGCGAACCTTTTAAAGTAAGCAAATTAGCAGAAAAGATGGCAAAACAGTTTGGCAGATATCCATCTGGTAGAAAACTATTAGAAGAAGAAGAATATACTTATTCCACCGCACCTTCATTTGTTCAACCAACATACCAACGAACCAGCACACTTGGCGCTACATCCCGAAATGAAGTATTCAGTAATGCGCCTACTATCAATGACCCATATTACGATGACGGTATTACAATTACAGAAACCCAAGACCAGAAAGGAACACAACCTAACTATGTACCATCTGACGAATGGTCCCTAACAGCAGAAGGAATTGCACCATCATTAATAGAGCGAATAGAATCAGCAGTGGGAGAGGGCAGCGCCACTACCATGGAGGAAACACTTCGCAAACAAGGAGAAGCAGACCGGGCAGCATTTGAGCAGTATCAGGCCCAAATACGAGAACAATATCCAACTGAAGGTGTTCCAGAAAAAGCGTCAGGATTTCGTTTATCAGCAGAAGGTAGACCTGTTGGGAAAACCTCCATGGTTGCAGAACTAAACACTGCAATCATAAGAGGAGAATTTGATTACGTTCCCTTCATAGATTCTTTGGGACTTTCACAAGCCAACACATACCAGACGGGAAAGAATAAGGGGCAACTGAGAAAGAACCTAACTGACACCCAAGTGAATAGTCTATATGAGGCATTGAAAGCATCTTATTAAAATATTGATATATATTATGGATGCTACTGTCACCACCTTTTTGGTTCCTTCTACCATTATTAACTATGAGAAATCCCCTTCTTCTAGTAATAGAATTCGCCTCTACTTTGCTAATAACAAGCGCATGGATATTGGAAGTCGCGAATGCACTTACTATTATATTGATGCTAATAAGGCACGCAGAGATGCCTACTATAATACCCTTACAATGGAGGAATGGACGAAATTATATAACTGTATCCCTAGCAGATTTTTATTTGAGTCTCTCATATTAAACGGTAAACACCCTGACATCATATCCAACATAAACGAATACAATCATTCAATCCAGGATATTTAGGCGAGATTAGATTATTTGCGGATTTTATTATATTTTGATAGTATATAATATGAACCAACTTAAAGAGAGCCAACAGCCAACTGAACCAACTGTAAAGTTCTACTTTTACCGGATTCATTGCAAAGATGCAGATGTTGACGATTGCTATATTGGGCGCACCACTAGATTTGAGGCGCGCATATCCAATCACAAAATGAAATCAAATGATAGTGATTTGAAGTTATACAAGTGCATTTCTGAAAATGGCGGATTCTCCAATTGGATTTGTGAATGTATCCATACCGAGGTATGCACCGAAACCGCTGCGTCTTTTATTGAATATTCGCTCTTTAAGTTATTTGAACCAACACTTAACATAAGGGTCCCAAGGGTGAAGTTGAATGTATTTCAATCTAAGAAGGTAGAGTATAATCGCACAGCATGTCAGTCTCACTATGCAATTAAAATGACCTGCGAGTGTGGATGGACTGGCTCTAAGATGTCTCTGGCACATCACTTAAAGAGCAAGAGGCACCAACTCTGGATGGAGAATGAAGAGTTGAAACAAATGGTATATTCCGATATGATAGATTTAACAGAACAGAATACACTAGAAGCAGCCTGTTGTGTTAATTGTAAATGCAAATACGGGCTTTAAGGGGCAATTTATTATATTTAATTAATATAACAAATGAAACTATATGACAACGACCTTTATAATGATGGTATGCTTGCACTCCTATTCTCATGTCGTCCATGTCTTGCAACTGTCTATTATGATTTATACATTATTTACGGATGCCTTTAATCTAACAAACTAACAAATTTATAAACGGATGACGGACATATTAAG